TTATGGGTACAGCCGGTACACCCTGTCTGTCACGCCGTCGTTTGCCGCCATGTCAAACGTGCGCCCGCCTATGGCCACAAGCCAGCGCCCTTCTTCCAAAGGCGGCAGCGCGGCGCGCACGCCCTCATACCACCACGCCTGCTGAAAGTTTTCCCGCGCTTCGGCCTGCTGCATCACCCACACTCCGCACTCGTCTTCGCCCATGGCCGCGCACAGCGCCTCTTCCCACGCTGCAAAGCGTGCTTCCAGCTGTGGGTAGGGCAGCGCGCTTTCTACCACAAGGTACACTTCACAGGCAACAAAAGTGCCCTTTTCCAAACTGCCGCGGTAGGCCGCCGCGCCGCACAACGTCACGCCCTCCGGCATGGGCTGCGCCATCACAGCCCTGCCAAGCTCTTTTGTGTAAGAGATGCCAAGCAGCTCATCGTGCGCAACAAGCCCAGCCAAATACATCAGATACAGCACAAAAGGGGCCGCCGCCAGCGCAAGCACCGCCAGCAGCTTCTTGCGCCGCGGCCAACGCTTTTTTTCCATTTTTTCCGGCATACTTGCTCACCTGTTCTTCACCCAAACACCCGGCCCGGCCGCCGGGGCGTCCAACCGCGCCGCACGCTCACGCCGCGCCAAAGGCGGGCGGCGTCTGCGCGGGCGGCGCGCCGCTTTCGCCCTGCCGCGCCGCCGC